CTAGAGAAACTAATTGGACAGACCTCTGCACTAAAAAAGAACACGTCTGCAATTAGAGACATCGATGCCACAGACCTTGAGTCAGCTATCGCATACTACGAGAATGCAAAAAAGATGGCGGATCTTGGAGCAACAGGAATTAAAACTGGTATGCCAGGATTTGACGACTACCTGCCAGCGGGAATTATGCCAGGACAGCTTGGTGTATTTCTAGCCTATCCAGGTATTGGTAAGTCTTGGTTGTCTCTATACTTTGCAGTACAGGCATGGAAGCAGGGAAAGACACCCATGATTGTCAGCCTTGAGATGTCAGAGACAGAAGTTCGTAACCGTGTATTCACTATTATGGGTGAGGGCCTATTCTCACACCGCAAGCTTAGTTCTGGCCAGGTAGAGATTGATGACCTTAAAAAGTGGCACGGTTCCAAAATTCAGGGCAGGCCAGAGTTCCACATTATCTCTAATGATTCTGGTGGAGAAGTTACACCATCTGTTCTACGTGGAAAGATTGATCAGTACAAGCCAGACTTTGTAATTGTTGACTACCTACAGCTAATGTCTCCAAACCAAAAGTCCGAGAACGAGACTGTTAGGATGAAGAACCTTTCTCGTGAGCTAAAGCTTATGGCTATCTCAGAAGAGGTACCTATCATAGCTATCTCCTCAGCGACTCCAGATGACGTTACAAAGCTAGATACAGTGCCAACCCTAGGTCAGACTGCTTGGAGCCGTCAGATCGCTTACGACGCCGACTGGGTACTTGCTCTGGGTAGAGGTGCAAACTCTGACATTATTGAATGTGTATTTAGAAAGAACCGTAATGGATTTATGGGGGAATTTCTTATTCAGGCTGACTTCGACAAAGGTTGGTACAAATACAAGGATTTCCAAGATAACTAGGTATAATAGAGGGTATGGATACATACCATCACAAGCCGATCAAAAGGTTTGGAATTGACGGAGTCATATATGATGACTCATCAATTGCTAGACTGAGATATGAGTACGAAAGACTTCTCAGATCAGAAATGAGACTTTCTGGGTACGCAATAAGGCTTGACATAGAACCAGATTTTACGATAGAATATAATAGCAAGTCAGAAAACTTTACATTTGAATTATCATTACATGGAATATACGTAGGAAAGAAGAAGAGCGAATGGATAGAGGGAATAGACGGGACAACGGTCATACATACTCCTCAGAGCAGATTAAACGTATTCTCACAGGAAGCGGCCTCACAATAGAGGGCGAGATTGATGTTGACTTCCTACTATTCTGCCCATTTCACCCTAATCACAGAACTCCTGCTGGAGAAGTAGACAAGTCTAAGGGAACCTTCTTCTGCTTTGCCTGCCACAAGATTGCAGACCTACACGAGCTAGTGATGCACGTTACTGGAAGAACCTACTTCGAGGCAGCAAGATTCATTAAGTCCAAAGAGGTTCAGACCAACCTATCCGATGAAATTCAAAAGGCATTGGTTGAAAAGCCAGAGTACAAGGCATTTGATGAGCTATTAATAAAAAGACTTAGCTCAGACGCCTTGGCATCTCCAAGAGCAATGAGATACTATACTGGTAGACAAATTACAGAAGATTCTGTAAGAAAGTTTTCTCTTGGATTTTCAGAAAAGCAAGACATGGTTACTATACCAGTACATGCTCCAGACGGCCTGCCAGTTGGTTTTGTTGGAAGGTCTATCGAGGGCAAGGACTTTAAGAATACCCCAGGCCTTCCTAAAGCAAAGACCTTGTTTAATCTACATAGAGTAAAGACTTCCAGCAGGGTGTACGTTGTCGAGTCATCCTTTGATGCAATTAGATTGGACCAGTGTGGATTTCCAGCGGTAGCGACCCTGGGCTCTAACGTGTCCAATATACAAACAGATCTACTTCAAAAATACTTCAATGACATTATTGTTATTGCAGACAATGATGAAGCAGGCGGTAACATGAAAGACAGGATAATTAAAAAGCTTGGCTCTCGTGTATCCGTAATACAACTAAATAAAGAATATAAAGACATAGGCGACATGTCAAATGATGATATAAAAAATCTTGAGGTTTCATTTGACAAGTCCATCGCCTCTATGTTAAACTAATAAACCAATAAAAGAAGGAAAATAATGAGCGTAATCAAAGGGCTAAAAGATATCAACGCATTACTTGATAAGCCAAAATATGAATCAAACGGACCAAAGGTCCGATGGGTAAAGCTAGTTGACGGACAGTCTGCAAAGATCCGTTTTGTCGAAGAGCTAGACACAGACTCTGCACACTATTCAGAAGACCGTGGTCTGTCTGTAGTTATTGCAGAGCACACTAATCCAAAAGACTACAAGCGTAAGGCTGCCTGTACTCAGGACACAGAGGGCCGCTGCTTTGGTTGCGAGATGGCCCGCAAGGAGCCAAAGGCTGGCTGGAGAGCACGCCTACGTTTCTACTGCAACGTGCTAGTGGATGATGGTCTAGAAGACCCATACATTGCCGTGTGGTCGCAGGGTGTTAGCAAGCAGTCTTCGTTTAACACTATTCGTGAGTATGCACTAGAGACTGGAAGCATCTCAAACCTTGGCTGGAAGCTAAAGCGCAATGGCCAGGGAACCGAGACTAACTATACTCTTATTCCTACTAGCCCAGACTCAGAACCATTTGCATGGGGCGAGTATGAGCTACACAACCTAGAAAAGGTTGTCCGAGAGGTGCCTTACCCAGAGCAAGAGTCATTCTTCTTCGGGTTTGATGCACCATCTGTAACTTCTACCAACATTGACTGGTAGGAATTACTTAGATGACATACATTGGCTTACACGTTCACACACACTACTCATTGTTTGATGGCATTGCCACACCACAAGAGTATGTAGACCGTGCCCAGGAACTGGGTATGCCTGCTATTGCTATTACAGACCATGGTTCGCTGTCTGGTCACAGAGAGTTTTACCGTGCTGCAAAAGAAAAGGGCATTAAGCCAATCCTTGGTGTTGAGGGGTATATTACACAGGACCGCTTTGATCAGCGTGCCAATGATGTAAGGGATGGTCTGTTAGACCTGGTTTATAACCATATAGTCATCCTCGCCAAGGACAAGGTTGGACTGGAGAACCTTAACAAGCTAAATGAAATTGCTTGGACTGAGGGGTTCTTTAAGAAGCCACGTATTGACTATGAGGTGCTAGAGAAGTACTCAGAGGGACTAATCGTCACTTCTGGGTGCCTCTCTGGTGCCCTAGCAAAAGCTATTGAGGCAGAAGAGCTAGCAGAAGCTAAGCGTATTATTGAATGGCACAAGCGTGTATTCGGTGAAGACTACTACATCGAGGTAATGCCACACAATCCTGCAGAGGTCAACAATCAGTTGCTTGCCCTTGCAGATGAGTACGGGGTCACACCCGTAGTAACCCCAGACTGCCACCATTCCGATGCTGGACAGAAAGAAATCCAGGAACTTAAACTTATTCTTAACTCTTATGCTAATAAGGTTGAGAAGGACGCTACATACGAAAAGTCAAAGAAGCATGACAACCTGATGGACCGTCTAGATTACCTATACGGTGCAGACAGACAGATGTCCTTCAACAAGTTTGACATTCACCTGCTATCCGATGAAGAGATGCACAACGCAATGAAGGCCCAGGGCATTGACCGTGAAGATATGTACGAAGCCACAAGAACAATTGCAGACAGCATCCAGGACTATGACATCAAAGATCACCTAGACTTGTTGCCTGTGCAGTATCAAAATCCAGATGGAGAGTTGTATGAACTAGCCGTCGCTGGCTTGAAAGAACGAAACGTACACACTGATGAGTACCTTGCACGACTAGATGAAGAACTAAAAGTAATCAAGGATAAGAACTTTGGTCCATACTTCTTGGTGGTTAGAAGCATGATTGCCTGGGCAAAGAAGCAGGGTATCATGGTAGGTCCAGGACGTGGATCTGCTGCAGGATCATTGCTATGCTATGCTCTAGGAATTACAGACATTGACCCCATTGTGCATGGACTGCTATTCTTCCGCTTTATTAATCCAGAACGTAATGACTTCCCAGATATCGACACTGATATTCAGGACACCCGTCGTGAAGAAGTTAAAGACTATCTAGTTAGACAGTACAAGCACGTTGCCTCTATTGCTACATTCTTGCAGTTCAAGGATAAGGGTGTTGTGCGAGACATTGCACGTGCACTACACATACCGCTAACTGACGTCAACAAGGTTCTAAAGCTTGTGGACACTTGGGACGAGTACTGCACATCTAAACAGACACGTGAATTCAGGGAGAAGTACCCAGAAATTGAGCAGTATGGGGACTTGCTTCGTGGTAGGATTCGTGGTACTGGTATCCACGCTGCTGGTGTTGTTACATCCAAGCAGCCTATCTTTAAGTTTGCTCCAATGGAAACTAGGACATCTCCAGGAAACAAAGAGCGAATCCCAGTAGTTGCGGTAGATATGACAGAGGCAGAGCAGATTGGTCTTATTAAGATTGATGCTCTAGGACTAAAGACCCTAAGTGTTCTAAAGGACACCCTGACCATTATAGGGGAGCGTGAGGGCAAGAAAATTGACCTGCTATCTGTAGACATGGAAGACACCAAAGTCTATCAGATGCTCTCTGACGGCTTTACAAAGGGTGTTTTTCAGTGTGAAGCAACTCCCTATACAAACCTATTGGTAAAGATGGGTGTAAAGAACTTTGCAGAGCTTGCAGCCTCTAACGCTTTGGTTCGTCCAGGTGCTGCTAATACTATTGGTAAAGACTACATTGCTCGAAAGCACGGTAAGCAGAACATTAGCTACCACCACCAGGTAATGAAGGCCTTTACAGCAGAGACCTATGGGTGTATTCTATACCAGGAACAGGTTATGCAGGCCTGTACAGAGCTTGGCGGTATGTCAATGGCAGAAGCCGACAAGGTTCGTAAGATTATTGGTAAGAAAAAGGATGCAAAAGAGTTTGACGTATTCAAGGAGAGGTTTGTCCAGGGTGCATCAAGATTCCTGTCTCCTAACGTAGCCACTGATCTGTGGCATGACTTTGAGGCCCACGCAGGATATTCATTTAACAAGTCACACGCTGTAGCATACTCCACACTATCTTACTGGACTGCTTGGCTTAAGGCATACTATCCCCTAGAGTTTATGTACTCTATTCTCAAGAATGAGAAGGATAAGGATGCTAGAACAGAGTACCTTATTGAGGCAAAGCGTATGGGCATTAGCATTAAGCTGCCACATATTAATGACTCAGACATGGACTTTAAAATTGAGGGCAAGGGTATTCGCTTCGGGCTAACTGGCATTAAGTACATATCCGACAACATTGCAGGCAAGTTTATGGAGGAGCGACCATTTAGCTCATACAAAGAGATTGAAGAGTTCGTATTCCAAAAGGGTAGCGGAGTGAACAGCAGATCTCTCCAAGCACTAAGAGTTATTGGTGCAGCAACATTCCCAGATAATCCTAGGAATGACCAGGAGATTCGAGAGAACCTATACGAGTTCTTAAACCTACCAGAGTTCAACATATCTGTTCCACAGCACTATCACGCATTCATGAATGACGTGGAAGAGTTTGAGGAAAAGGGTGCGTTCATATTAATGGGAATGGTTAAGAACATCAAGCGAGGCCAGGGCTGGTCCAGGGTAGAGATCCTAGATAAGACTGGAAGCATAAGCATTTTTGATGATGAGCAAACAACTATTGAAACTGGTAGGACTTATATCTTATTGTGTAGCGATAACAGAATCGTAAACGCTATACCAGTTGATCAGGTTGGCAAGCAAGAATCGTCACTGATTAAATACTTAAACTATAAGACTCTTCCATTCAAGGAAGATGAGCTATATGTTGTATCGTTTAAGCCAAGGATTACAAAAGCTGGAAAGAAGATGGCAACGCTAACATTGGCAGACTCTTCAAGAAGTCTGCACCCAGTCACAGTATTTCCGACTGCCTTTCCAAAGGCATATATGAAGATTAAAGAGGGTAGCTCCTATAGCTTCTCTCTAGGAAAAACAAAAGATGGAACCGTTATATTGGAGGATGTAATTGACAACAATTGATGAAGCTCTAGCGATGCTAGATCCAAAGATCAGAAAGCGTCTAGGGCCTGCTGTAGGCATTAAGACCGAGTTTCAGCCCACACCTAGCCCAGGCTTAAATGCTGCTTTAGGTGGAGGCTTTCCATATGGAAGACAAGTTCTTTTATGGGGAAGTAAGTCTAGTGCAAAGTCTTCGCTTTGCTTGCAGACAATTGGTATGGCACAAAAAGAAGGAAAGCTTTGTGCATGGGTAGACGCAGAGATGTCCTATGACCAAGAGTGGGCAGAGAAGCTAGGGGTAGATACCTCTCAGCTAATCTACTCCGAGGCCAGAAGTATTAACGACATGGTCGATGTTGTAGTTGCTCTCTTGCACGCAGGCGTTGATATGGTCGTAATTGATTCTATAAGCTCGCTACTACCAGCGGTATACTTTGAGAAGGACTCTACAGAGCTAAAGGAACTAGACAAGACCAAGCAGATTGGATCAGAGTCTAAAGACCTAAAGCATGCTTGGATGATGATTAACTACGCTAACAACCAGGAGAAGCCAGCACTTATTGTTGCTATCTCACAGGCACGTAACAATATTACTGCAATGTATACTCAGTCAGTTCCTACTGGCGGTAACGCAACGCAGTTCTTCTCATCAACTATTGTAAAGCTATTCTCATCATCGTCTGACAACAATGCGGTGAAGAGAAAGATTAAGGTTGGAGACAAGCTTATTGAGCAAAAGGTGGGCCGTAGAGTACGCTGGGAAGTTCAGAACTCTAAGACGTCAGCTCCAGGAGAGTCTGGCGAGTATGACTTTATGTTTAGGGGAGACCTGATCGGAATTGATGACATTGGTGACCTGGTAGATACAGCGGAAATGATGGGGTATGTTGAGAGAACTGGTGCATGGTATATCCTACCAGATGGCAATAAGGTTCAGGGTAGGGATGCATTTGTAACGCATGTTCGTGATAACCCAGAGTTACAAGAAAGTATTAAGGCAAAACTAAATGGCTAGGTACGAGATATTTCAGGGAAAGTTTCCTTGTCACACCTGTAAAGAAATAGTTACAAGTATTAGGCTTTATCCAGAAACAAAAGAAATCACCTGGATGTGTGGACAAAAGCACGTATCCATGGTATCCTTGGGTGTTAAGAAAAAGAAACAGGACTATGAGCGAGAGATCAGAAACTAGTCGTCTAGGTGCCAAGGCTATTAAGAATAGCGGTCGTGGCACAAAGAAGGGTGACGCTACTTGGGAAAACTTTACTGTAGACTTTAAGGAATATCCTAAAGGGTTTACAGTAAACCAGGACAACTGGGCCAAGGCCACCACCGATGCCATGAAGAATAAGAATGACCCAGCAATTGTCGTAGTATTGGGAGAGACCAATAGGAAGACTAGGCTGGCCATAATTGAATTAGGTTTACTAGAACAACTAATAGAAGAAAGCAAAAAATAATGAAGACACTGTATTTAGATATTGAGACTACACCAATTAAAGCTTATGTTTGGGGTCTATGGGATCAGAACGTAAGCATAGACCAAATTATTGAGCCAACAACAATGCTTTGCTTTGGCGCAAGGTGGGGTGGCACAAAGAAAGTTATCTTTAAGTCTGTGCACCACGACGGATACAGGGTAATGCTAGAAGAGCTACACGCTCTAATGGAAGAGGCCGATGTTCTAGTTGGCTGGAACTCAGCGGCATTTGACCACAAGCACATCAATCGTGAATTCCTAGAGAATGGTTTCACTCCACCATCACCAGTCAAGGACCTTGACCTAATGAGTATTGTTAAGGCTAACTTTCAGTTCCCATCTAACAAGCTAGACTATGTTGCACAAAAGCTTGGCGTTGGTGCAAAGGTAAAGCACTCAGGATTCAAGCTATGGATTAACTGTATGGCAGGTGACCCAAAGGCCTGGGCAGAGATGAAGAAGTACCAGATCCAAGATGTAAACCTTCTGATTGATCTATATGATATCCTGCTACCATGGTTTGTTGGCAAGGCTAGTGTCACTAGCAAAGACAAGCAAAACATTGTAAACGGCGAGTTCGTGGTATAATAGTATGGTGGAACAAGAAGTAAAAGAAGAGAAGACAACATTAGAAATGGTAAATGGTCTTGCAGAGATCTCAGAATTTATGCAGGACGAAGAGCTTACGCAGGCATTAACTATGATTGCTAAGCTTATCGTAAGGCCAGACATTCCAATTCAGGTTGCTACTCTTGAAATTGTTCGCCTGCAAGCAATTGCAGCCAAAATGTCATTCAAGGCGACTTGGATGACAAATGTAGATAAGGGAGATAGAGCGAAGAAGAACATATACTATACAGCAGCAGAGTCCATCAAGGATCTTGTGGCAGCCCTAAAGTATATAACTCGCTAACACAACATGGCAAAAAATCTATTAAGCGAAGTAATGCTAAAGCATGAAGCAAAGAAGGCATCCTTTCTTGACACTGATCAGTTGATAGAAAAGATTAAGTCTGGCTATACTGTTAAGCGTGTTGCAAAACACCAACAGAAAAAGTCTTTTGCTCCAAGCACAATTGCATTTAGCCATGGGGAATGTCCAAGATACTGGTACCTAGCATTTGACGGCACCACCTTTGAAGACAACGCAGACGCATACGGTGGTGCAAACATGACCGCTGGCACTAAGTCTCACGAGCGTATTCAGGAAGCCATGGGAAACGTAGACGATTTCCTGGCTGACTCTGAGTTCAAGGTAATTAGCGAAGACCCGCCAATCTTTGGTTACGGTGACGTAATGCTTAATTGGGAGGGCAAAGAGCTACTTGGTGAGATTAAGACAATGCCAATGGAAGCATTTGAGTACCGCAAGGCTGCAGGTAAGCCAGCAAAGTATCACCTAATCCAACTACTTATTTATATGAAGATTCTGAATAAGACAGAAGCTGTCCTTATTTATGAAAACAAAAACAATCATGAGCTACTGATACTTCCAGTAGAAATCAATGACTATTATGTACGGTGGGTAAACCAGGCATTTGATTGGATGAGAACGGTCAGAAAGGCATGGGTCGATAGAACCCTGCCCGAGAAAAACTATAGATCTAATTCAAAGATTTGCAAGACATGTCCGATTAGGGCAACTTGTGATGAGGCTGGCAAGGGAGTCGTTAAGATCAATTCCTTGGAGCCTATAGATGAAAAACTGTCAATGGTGTAGCCTACCATTTACCACTAAGATATCTTACCAGATATACTGTTCTCCAGAATGTCGAGAAGAAGCGACTAAGGAGAAAATTGCAGAACGTTATGCAATAACAAGACGCTCTCGTAAACTGGGAAAGGTTAGGCTGTGTAAAGCTTGCCAGTCAAGACTCTCGGCATACAATGACGAGGTACTTTGTGAGAAATGTCTCGTTAACCCACAAGACGTATCTAGAGCTCTGCGAGAAATCAAGGGCATCATAAAGGGTAAAGATGAATAAGATCTGCTCTATTGATGCTAGTACTAACAGTATGGCCTTTGCCATCTTTCACGATGATCAATTAATTAAGTATGGAAAGATAAATTTCTCTGGGGATAATGCTTTTGAGAAGGTTGGCGACGCAGCTAGGAAAACACAGGCAATCTTTGAGATCTTTGATGTAGACTATATAGTTATTGAGCAGGTAGTATTCCTGAATAGCCCCAAGACCCTGCTGGACCTAACCCTGGTACAAGGATCAATAGTTGGTGCAGCAATTTCTTCGGGAATCAAAAAGGCTGTGTCTGTTCCACCAATTACGTGGCAAAACTATTTGGGAAACAAGGCTTTAACCAAGGAAGAAAAGTTTAAGCTGATGTCCGAGAACCCAGGCAAAAGCAAATCTTGGTACAAAAATAACGAGCGGTCCGTAAGAAAGAATAGGACTATAAAGCTTATTGAGATTAACTATGATAAAATCGTAACAGACAATGACGTTTCAGATGCGATTGGAATTGGTCATTATGCTGTAAATAATATAGATAAGTTGAAGGGGTTGACAGACTAAGACATGGCTGCTAAACTATATACATCAGAAGTTTGGTTAAAGAAAAGATACCACATAGACAAAAAGACTCCAGAGCAGATTGCAAAAGAGTGCGGAGCCAGTATTGAAACTATCTATGTTTACCTGGCAAAGTTTGGACTAAGAAAGTCGAGACGGTAGTCGATGATTAGTTTTATTACGATACTATCTACAAAAGCAAGACAGCGTAGGTGTGCCCATGAAGATGTCGTGACTGCATCATGCCCATATACTGGTAACACGTACGAGACTTGTAGCAAATGCAATAAAATAATTTCAATAACAAAGACAGAGGGATAGGGAGATCAGAATGGGAAGACGCAAGAGGGTACACGTAGAACCAAATAACCTAACAACAGTTCCATACATGGAAGTTAATGGGTTCCCCATTGAAGCAGGCGACATTATTAAAGTTAAAGGTGAGTACGGAACTAAGTTTAAGTTTGTAGGAATTACTACAAACGATCTAACTGGCTCACAGTGGGTAGACTGCTTTGAGATATTTAGGGGCAAGGCACAGCAGTTCCGTGCATTTAAGGAAGACCGTATCAAGCGTATTCCACAAAGAGGAAAGAGGGCCAAGCGTGTCGTTTGAAGACTTAACAGTAGAGCACCTTGATCAAGTAAACAGGGTAGTTGAAAAATATTTGGCTGGTACACCAGAGACCCAGATTTCTAAAGAGCTTGCACTACCAAGACAAAAGGTTGTATCATATATTAATGAGTGGCGAGCAATGGCATCCGACAATGCAGCTATTCGTGCAAGAGCTAAGGAAGCCCTTGTTGGAGCAGACACACACTACAGTAAGCTTATTCAAAAGGCATACGAAGTAATAGATGAAGCTACCACAGTAGCCAACCTGGGGGCAAAGACAGCAGGCATTAAGCTAGTAATGGATCTTGAGCGTACGAGGATTGATATGCTACAAAAGGCTGGCCTGCTAGAGAATAAAGAGATGGCTGAAGAGATGGTTGCAATTGAAGAGAGGCAGCAGGCCCTAATTGAAATCCTAAAGGACATCGCATCGGAGCACCCAGAGATTCGTGATGAAATTATGCGTAGGCTATCACGTGCTACAAAGCCTGGAGAAACAGTTACGATTGTGAGCGAGTAATGTTTGATGACTTTTTAGAAGCACTTCAGGATAGCCCATTTGCAGAAATACCCGTAGACGCTAAAACATTCGTAGAGGGTGAAAACTTTCTTGGCCAACCACCACTATCACAGGTGCAGTATGACATTGTAGAGGCCATGAGCCAGATCTATAAGCAAGAAGACCTAGAACAGATAATGGGTGCTGAAGAGGGGGCTAGGTACTACAAGAAGTATACAAAGAATGAGGTTATCCTGCAGCTTGGAAAGGGTAGCGGTAAAGACTTTACATCTACTGTAGCATGTAGCTATATAGTATATAAGCTACTGTGCCTCAAAGACCCAGCAAGATATTTTGGCAAGCCGTCTGGCGACGCCATCGATATCATTAACGTTGCTATTAACGCACAGCAGGCCAAGAACGTTTTCTTTAAAGGATTTAAAACTAAGATCGAGAAGTCACCATGGTTTGCTGGAAAATTCTACGCAAAAGCAGACAGCATTGAGTTTGATCATGCTATTACTGTTTACTCAGGTCACTCGGAGCGTGAGTCTCATGAGGGACTAAACCTTTTGCTTGCAGTCCTGGATGAGATTTCTGGATTTGCTACCGAGGTTGGTACTGGTAATGAGCAGGGCAAAACAGCAGATAATATCTATAAGGCGTTCCGTGCTTCTGTAGATTCTCGTTTCCCAGATCTTGGCAAGGTAGCACTTCTGTCATTCCCACGTTTCCCTGGCGACTTTATTTCTCAGCGGTATGACGATGTAGTCGCAGAGAAGGAAGTTGTTACCAAGCATCATAAGTTTATTATGAATCCTGACTTGCCAGAGGATGCTGCTGGCAATAGCCTAGAAATTAGCTGGGATGAAGATACCATAATCAACTATAAGTTTCCAGGCATGTTTGCCCTAAAGAGGCCAACATGGGTAGTGAACCCTACCCGTAAAGTAGACGACTTTAAGCTAGCATTCTATACAGACTTGGGAGATGCAATGCAGCGTTTTGCTTGCGTGCCCACCTTCGCATCCGATGCGTTCTTTAAGCAACGAGATAAGGTTCAGAATGCAATGAGCATTCGTAACCCACTGGATACCTTCAGGCGCTTTGAGGAGACATTCACTCCAGATCCAGAAAAGATTTATTATGTTCATGCTGACCTTGCTCAGCGACATGACAAGTGTGCTGTTGCTATTGCTCACGTAGATAAGTGGGTAAACATACAGGTGATCAAAGACTATGAACAAGTTGCTCCAGTTGTCGTCGTAGATGCTGTT